ATGAATCCTTTTCCAACAAATCTTTTAATTTGTTGTATTCCTCGGTGTTTAGTGATAACCAATTCATCTTTTGCCTTGCTTAAACTGATACAATGTTTGGGTGTACTCATCAAAGTGCGGGATGTATTGGTCCCGCTCAAACTCAAATGGCTTGGCCTCTGGTAATTTGTTAATGTCATTTTTGTACTGCTTCAACTTCCATCCAAGGAAGGAAACAACCACCGCAACGGGTGTAAGTAGAATGAAGTAAATTATATCCATGTTATTTGTCTTTTCAAAAATAGGTTAAATAATTTTAGATTCCAAATTAAATCCGTTGTAAAATAAAATCAAACGCATCGTGTAAAGTGACTGTGCGATAAATTTCCGCCATGCGATAAGCGTGTTCCCATGTCGGTGCATACCAAGTTTTGGTGTACAATTCCTTGCCTTGTTCTGTGCGATAAACGCATTCGTATATATTGATTGTCATATCCATATTATTAGTGGGGGCGATTAGGCCCCCGTTTTAGAAAATTCAGCCATCATTTTTTCAACTTGGCACATACAATATTCCATTGTGTCTTGTGCTTTGGAATCGTTTAATTCCATTTGTTTCAATTTGTTCATGTCTTTCAAAAACTTCTCGCAGATGGCGATTTTTGCTTCGGGAATTGTCATTGTGTTTTTCATATCCGTTTGTATTATGATTCAAAATACGGGGTTATAATTGGTAATTCCAAATTCCAAATATAAAAAGATTAAAAAAAAGTGAGAATTAACCCACTTTCTTTGTGAATGACCTTATTTTTTTGTGAGTGACTTTAACATTGCAATTAACTTGGGGTGTGGGTACACATCCGCCTTGTCTGGTCTAACCGAATTGTGTGTGAATACACCTTCCTCGCCTTTCAATGCCCGTTTGCTTACTTCCCAAATATCCTCGTTGTAAGTCAAATCAATGCCGTACTTCGTATTCCAATGGATCAACAACTCCTTTACGGATTCGATTTGTGCATCTGTGTAGTTCTGCCATAACTTGTAACCCTTATATGGCTTATCCAACTCAATTACATCGTCCTTTTTGATTTCACCACCTACATAATTATAATACTTACCACCTTTTTGTGTTAATGGGCCGTAATTACATATCTCAATACCGATTGATGAACGATCCAACGGAAGATATGGCAACCCCTGGGACATGAAGTGCTTTGTACCTAACCCAAGGTGATACGCCCAACACTCGCTTCCAAACCCTTGCACGATGGTTCCGTCATTACTGATGGATACGCAAGTTGCAACCTTGTTGGCTTGTGATTCCCAAAACTGAAACACTTGTTCGCCACTTGGCCCTCCCGCCGTGTGGTGTAAATAGATTTGCTTCTTTTCAATCTTTTCGTAATTGTACGACCTAAAATGTACTTGTTTAGTTTTCATCCTTCTTGCTAAATTTATCTATTGATGTAAATCCCAATGTTAAAATCGTTACCCATTCAACCGCTTCCACCAATTCTTTTGATGGTGCAATCTCCTGGGGTGACATTGAATTGTGGGCCATTGTTCCAAATAGTACAAACGCCCCGATGATCCCCACGAAACGCTTTGAACTGAATTGACCTTGGTCACCTTTGAAAATCTCTAATATCTTTTTCATTATCCTTGGCCTCTACTGGCCTTTTTTGATTTGTGTTTGTTGATGTGCTTTGTATGTCTGCCCAATTTGTTTTTGGGCTTTGCACGAAATGTCGATGTGTTGGTTGCCTTTGCCATTATTTCATTCCGTTTAATCGTAACATATTTTCAATTGATGCCGTGTCCATGTCCGCCATTGCCGTGTCGATTCCCATGTACATCATGGTCTTTGCATACTTTTCCGCCTTGGCTTGTGCCTTGACAACATCCGCTTTTAACGCTTCTTTTTCCGCAACCTTTGATTCAACCATCTTTGCGTTCATCGTTTGAGCCATTTTGGTGACTTCTCCCGCACTTTCTACATTTTTTGATACCTTGTTAAGCAACGCATCTATTTCGTCGATTGTGGGGCTTTGTTTTGCGTTTGCAATTGTGAACACATAACCCGTCATAAATAGGGCGGTAAAAACTAATAATGCCGTTCTCATAGTTTTTTCATCGTTTGCATTATACGGATTTCGGTCATGGCGGATGCCAAACAAGAATCGGATCGTTTTAATGCGTATGTCAATTTATCAATCTTTACATCCAACGCCTCAATCTTGAAATTGGCTTTTTCAATCTGTTCTTTATAGCCCGAACGAAGGTCCATATACAAATAAGACACAGCCAACAACATGCAAAAAGAAACGGCCGCAATGGGATTTTTCTTAAATTGCTCAAACGAAACTGGCAACGCATTGGGTTTTACTTTTGGTGCGGTCATTATTCAGTAGGTGGAAAAGGTGGGGATGGTGGTGGGATGTATTCGGATTCGGGTAAATCTAAAACCCAAGCGTATTCGGTTATTTCAACTTCGGGTTTGTCCTCATCGGAAAGAAACAAAAACCAAACGCCGTTAATATCTTGAACGCAATTAAAAAACTGATAAGGTGCGTAGTATTGCCCTTGTATCAAATCCTTTTGTTCGGGGGTAAGTGTGTAACCTATCATACATTTCGGCTTAAAGTGGTTTGAAACGCTTGTACTGCGGTGTCAAAATTGGATGCTTGGGTATCGTCTAATCCATTCCCAATAGAAGCCAATGCACATTCACGATCTGTCCCAAAACTATTAAAGTTAGCACCTCTAGCACCTACCGATATAGTCGTATTAGGTTGAGAATTTTGTGCTACTGTTTGAGTTTGAATTAGTGTGTTATCACGAAAGAATTTTCTAACATTTGCCGTATTGTTTTGAGAACCAATAAAAAAACCTTTAGTCGTTCCTGTGTATGAAAATACATTTGTATCAATCATATTTATACAAGCACCCGCAACGGTGCTAAATTTAATTACTAAATCAAATGCGGTTGCACCGTCTATAGTACCCATTTCAATGAAACTGCCAGTACTTTCAGTTCGTGAGTAATAACTTAAATGTCCATCGTTTGCGTTATTTATTGTCACCGTTGGATTTAAGTTAGTATTCATAAACGCAGAAACACCATTTGGCGTAACACCCGTACTTGCAAAAGTCCATCCGCTTGAAAAAGTACCCGTAAATGAACTACTCTTTAAGTTCTGAGCACACGCTGCCGCACTTGCCCCAACCATTGGATAAACGGCTTTCATGCTTGACCAAATACCCGCACTTTTCATATCAAGTACAAGTTGATTGGTTGCAGTTTTTTCGGTTTCTGACAATGTCCCACCCGCAGTGGTAACGCGGTCAAAAAATGCTTGTGCATCGGGGTCAAAGCCACCGCCACCACTGGCAGTAAACCCGCCAACCCTTACACCAACTCCAACGCCAAACATTATTCTCCGTACATTACAACTGAACCACTCGCCAAGGTGATTGAACTGATATAACTACCATCGGCAACGGCAATGAATGTGCCTTGCTTTAATGTCACACCACTCAATCCCAATGTTGTCATCAACGATGCCGCGGATTGATCCAAAATTGCAGATACAACGGCATCCGCATTTACCACAAACCCACGGAATCTTCCCGTGTTGGCACTTGTATTTGATACGACCTTTGAACCCGTGTAACCCGCGCTAAATGAACTTGCTGAAATACTCATATCAATAAAACGATTAGATGGTTATTTGTTCCACATTCTCCGCACCATAAATGGCTACCAATGCATCGTACACCGCATTCACCAACAATGATTCTGCGGGGATTGTTTCATACGATACAACCGATAATTCAAGGTTTGAAAAAGTGGTGTTAAAATCCTCAATCCCTTGAATCGGGGCTTTGCCTTCTGCCAATGCTTGAACACTTGCAAAAACAAAGGTTGCGATTTGGGCGGGGATGATTCCGTCTTTTTGGCTTTTTACATCTGCGTAACCTTCTGCGATTACGCATACTGAACCCGATGGGATTGATAAACCGCTTGTTAGGTTTACGCTTGTATTCAATTTGATTGCTTTCATATATTTACAAAATTAAAATAAATCGTTCCAAGTGCTACCATTGTAGCATTGTAATTTGTTAGTTGTGGAATCGTACAAAACTAATCCCGCG